GACCGACCTTCGGGGTTCCCCTTCATGGTCTCGGTTCTGAATAGGATCGATTTCTCGTATGGGATGAAAGCGGTCTTTCCCGACACGGTATCCATTTGATACATACCCACAAGGGCGCCGCTGTCGGGGTCGAATTCCCAATGGTCGAGCGTCTCTTGTGGGCGAAGCCCGAACTTGCGCCATCCGATCTTCCCATCGTTGAAGTTCGAATTCAGCGTCGGGTTCTTCGACTCGCCCTTCCGGAGCTTGTAAACGATTTCGAAATAAGCCCATCCGAAATCGAGGAAAGACAGGGCTTCCGAGATGACGTCTTCGAAAGTGTCTTCCATGTCGAGCAAACATTCTTCCAGAAAGTTCGCCCATTCCGCGGCTTCGTCGGAACTATCCGCCGGGTCGACTCTCCATTCGACTTGCCGAACGAGAGCTTTGATGATGAAGCGGATCGCGCCGATGACGGACGAGTTATCCGCCATCTCGCGAAAGACCTTCGGGCCGAAGGTACCTCGAAGCCGCGGATGGAATTCTTCGTCGACAATTCCCCCGTATTGCTTCAAGCCGGAGAATCCGATCACCCCAAGATCAAGCTTGCCTTGCTTCTCGATTTTTTGGTTTGCCATTATGAAAACTCCCATGGGTTCGCCCGAACGCCAGAAGCCGGGATGACAAAGTCGGTTCGATGGCTCGAAGCCCCAAGCCGATCGAGAGCCATCGTCATGGCGTCGACCTGATCATCATTCGCGGCATTCGGAAAGTTTACGACTTCGTCGACAAAGTCATCCGCCCAAGACGCAACGGATTGATCTGGGATCCATACGTTCCCCGCTTCGATGAAGCCCGAGACCGCGGCAAGCCTAGCTTCTTTCGAGCTCGACGCTTTCACCCCGATGATCCCGGGGATGCTATCGCTTAGGGAATCGATGACCGCGGGCCCGTTTGCCGCCTCTTCGATGATCTTCTCTTTGGCTTGGGGCCAGCGATTCGACATAGCTTCGATCTTCTTTAGTGTCTCGGGGAAATTTAGTCGTTCCCTGAACTGATCCGCAAGGAAGAATTGAGCTCCCTTCCGCCCCCAAACCTGACCGACAACGAAGCTCGACCCGGTCTTCTTGAAGGTCAGATCCCAAACCTGAATCCAATCCGTGATCCCATCGGGCAAGGTCGCCCATCGCCGGAACCAATCCCGCTTGACCATGTTCCCGGCAAGCGGCGCGGGTCTTTGCTGATACAAGCCCCCGAAGATGTGAGAGCCGACCGCTTTCTTGATCTCCGCGAGAGCTTTCTTCGAATACCGCTTCGGGCAAAGCGGGTCGTCGAGCGACCGCCCGAGCGGGTCGCCCTCTTCGGCGAGAGCCGGAAGACGAAGCATTTCCCAATCGTCTTCATGCTCGTTCATGAGATAACCGGAAAGGTCGCGTTCATGCCAGCGGGTTTGGACTACCACGATCGAAGCGTCGGGCTCGGCTCTAGTGTAGAATGTAGAGTTGAACCAATCGATCACTTTCTGTCGCATGGTTGGCGACATCGCCTCTTCCCAGTTTTTATGTGGGTCGTCGATGATCAGAAGGTTCCCGCCATGTCCCGTCATCGATCCGCCGACTCCGACCGTAAGCATTCCGCCCCCGGCGGTCGTCGCCCAATCGCTGGCCAGCGACTTATCGGGGCGGATCCGCGTCCAAGTTCGATCGTTGACCGCGAATTCATCACGAACAAGCATTCCCCATTTCGCCGCGAAAGCGTCGCCATATCCGGAGAGGATGACCCGCTGATCAGGGAACCAATCCAAGAACCATGTCGGCAACCAATGACTGATCCCCTCGCTCTTCCCATGCCGCGGCGGGGCATTGACGATGATTCGCGCCCCGCCGCTCATGATCGAATCCTGAAGCCGACGGAGAACGTAAACAAGCCATGGGTAGGGTTCCCATCGTCCATCGCTGACCCGTTGCGCGAACGACTCGACCCGGAGACGCCAAGCGTTACTTACCGCTTTTCTTGTCGCTAGGTTGTTCATTCAATAGCTCGATCAATCGGTCGACGGCTTGCATAGCTTTGGGATCTCGGAGAAGCATCTTCATTGAATCCCGCTCTTCGTCGGCGGTCAACTGGCGCCGCTCTTCGATGATCGACTCCGGCTCGCCGCGCCCCTGGCGTTCGAGCTTGACGCCAATCTCGATCATCTTCAAAAGCAGTTCTCCGGTAACGGTATTCGTTCGAACCGCTTTCTTCGCCGACTCGATCAGCTTGTTCAGTTCGAGAGCTCCGAGCCCTTGAAGCGAGACCGCAAGGTTGACATGTCGGGCTTTCATCTTCTCGACTTCGGCGAACATGGCTTTCCGATGGCGCCGATCGATTTCCCGATCCCATGCTTCGGTTCTCATCCGCCAAGCCCAATCAACCGACCACTCTTCGAGAACCTTGTTATAACCGGGCTTCTCCTTTCCCAGAACAAGCCGCGCCTTATCGAGCGTTCGATCCAAACCCATATCCCGATAAACAACAAACGACTTCCAAGCGGTCTCGGGTTCTCCGGGTTGCCGATCGTATTCGTCGCGGTCGAGAGCGAAGTGAAAAACCTTCTTTGTCCGCCTACCGCTGGCCATGTCGGACCCCTTCGGTTTGTTGCTCTGATCGAGAGCTTACCATATCTTGACCGTTAGGCAATTGACCGGGCTCGCCCCGGCAAGCTTCGTCGCAAGTCCAAAGCGGGCGGAAGTCGAGAAGCCCGCGGCTTATCCGCTTGCAGGTTCGGCAATCCCAAACCTTCGCTTTCACTCTTCCCATTGAAAGCCGCACTTCGGGCAAGTGACTTCGCCCGTCTTGGGATGGGCTTGGAAGCTTACGTCGATCGGCTCCGGCTCCGGCTTCGGTTCCCCGAGCAACTTCGAAATCTCGTCTTCCGAAAAGCCCGTCGCGACGATCAGTTCATCGTTCCCGGAAAGCTCCGCGAAGATCTCGCGAAGCTGATCCTTATCCCACTTGGCGAGCTCCGCGGTTTTGTTGTCGGCGAGCCCATACCCCGCCGCTTCGAGCGGAGACCAGTCGGCGCGGCGGACGGCGACAAGGGTCTTCCCGTCGCTGTCGATGACGACGACCTTTTCGATCCCCGCCTCTTTCGCCGCTTCGAGAGTGCCGTTCCCCGCGCGGACGATCCCGTCGCCGTCGATGACGATGGAGCGGCCCGCGCCATACTGGATCAGCGACTCCGAAATCGCGTCGATGTTCTTGCCGGAGTGAACCCGCGCGTTCCGCGGGTCAGGAATCAGATCGTCGATCTTGATCGTTTTCGGAGCCGTTCCCATTCAAACCCTCCAATGATCCGACGACTTCCAGGATCGCCCGGAGAGCCGCGCCGCGAGAGCGGAGCTTGTTCCGATCCTGGAAAGCCTGCAAAGCCTTTTCATGTTCTTTGCCCATCCAAAACGAGACGATTCGACCGCCCTGCATTTCAGCCCGTCGCGACATTTGCCCAATACCTAATAGGATTTTCCCGACTTGTCAAGATAATGATTTACATAGGGATTCTCGTATGGAGAAAATTCGATCTTTTCGATGTCGATTTTCTCCATATCGTATTACGTTCCGTATTACAATGAAGATGTGGGCAATCAAGCCCGAAGGAAAGGGGAACCCATGAAGACGAAAACCCGAGCTCGCAAGCTTCGAGACCTTCCCGACGTCGCCATTCCCGAAGAGCACAACTATGTCATCCGCTACCGGGAGACGGTCGAAATCGTCTACCACGTTACCGCCCCGAATCGCGAGTCGGCGATCGAGCAAGTCAAAGACGGGATCGCCGAAGGGGAACAAGTCGCTTGCCTATCCCGAGACCCGGTCGAGAAGTGGTCGGTCGTTCGCTGCAAGGAAGAGGATTGACCCATGAAGCCAACGAACCGAGAGACCCGCTCCATCCCCGCTTGCTGTACCGCCGCGGCTTGCGGTCGGCTCGAATGCGACGGTTGCCCGAACTTGCCCAAGCTCGAAAGCTTCCAGCTTTGGGTCCGGTCGACCCAAGCCCGTCCGTCTCCCCGCGATCCTGCAAACCTGTACATCGCGACCCGGGAGCCCGAGCCCGAAGGGGGGAAGTCATGACCGCCCGCAAGGTCGTCGCCGTCCGCCTCTCCGAGGAAGAGATCTCTTTCTTGACCCGGAACGGGCTCCCGCTCTCCGAACAGCTTCGGGCCGACCTCCACTTGGTTGCCGCCCTCGAAGTCGCGGAGCGGGGCAAGGGG